AAAGGACGGTACAATTTATTTTGGATAAACTTAATGACAAAGGCAATGAGTAAGTACAACAAACTAGGAATTACCATTAAATTGAAAGACGGAAGAGTTGAAGAGATTGACCCTATTGAGGGTTTTCTTGATGAGGATGGTAAGCTTAAAGTTATAACTCGTGATGGTTGGGGAGTAAGTGCCGACACCTACGAGTATAACTGGGAACAGATTGAAAGCACTGAACTTTATAGAATGAGTAAGGGTTATGAATAGGAGAATGATTAAATTTAGAGCTTATTTACAACAGCAGAGGGTAAAGAGAATACAGAAGTTTTAGGTAACATCTATGAAAATCCTAGATTAATTAAAGAGGTTAATTGGAATGGCTAAAAAACAAGCAACAAAAGCAGAGAAGCAACACATGGCAAGAGTAGCAGAATTAGGTTGTTTAGTTTGTAGCGAGTGTCTTGGTATAGAAGGAACGCCAGCAGAGCTGCACCATCCTATTGGTTGGGCTGGATTAGGAAAGAGAGCTAGTCACTTTGATGTTATTAGTCTGTGTCCAACACATCATCGTAACGGTGGCTATGGGGTTGCTGTCCATGCAGGTAGGAAGAAATGGGAGGAGAACTTTAAGACTCAAGAAGAGTTTTTGCAGATAGTTAAAGATAAACTTGGTAAGGATTAACATGGATTTTAAAAGAATTGGGAGACCACCTAAATACGAAACACCAGAACAAATGGAAAAAGACATGCTCGTTTACTTCCACTCTCTTATGGATGACAAGCATAAGGTATGGGTACGTCCGCCGACGGTAAGTGGACTTGCATTTCACTTAGGGATGTCCACTAGGGCTTTGTTAGACTACAATAAAAAGGATGAGTTTCTTCCGATTGTAACGCGCGGGAAGGCTATGTGTGAACTTTTCCTTGAAGAAAATGCGATTACAAACAAATCTAAAAACCCATTATCTCTGCTTTCTATGAACTTTGGGCGCACTGAGGTAACTAAACAAACCATTGAACACACTGGAAAAGCTTGGGATAACATCGTTAATGCTCGTCAGCAATCAGGAATTGAAGAGGAAAATGATGATGATTAAACAAAACTTATTTGTTTTTACAGCGACCCTAAGACAAATTCTCGTGTAAAACTATGGAAAATGACAACATCAAATACGAATTAGCATTACAAAAAGACATGGGAAGATTCTTTGCTGACCCTCTGGGTTGGGTAATGTATTCTTTTCCGTGGAAATCTGATAGAACAATCCAACTCGTAAAGCTAGAAGAACCCTACAAATCACGCTTCAACTGTGAGTATGGCCCTGATGAGTGGTCTTGTCAGTTCTTAGATGAATGGGGTAAGGACATTAGAAAGAATGGATTTGATGGTAGGACACCAGTTGATGCAATTATGAAAGCCGTATCTTCTGGTCATGGTATTGGTAAATCAACACTGACTTCATGGATAACTCTATTCATCATGTCAACTCGCCCAGGCTCAAAGGGTACTGTAACAGCAAACACATCTGAACAATTAAGAACTAAAACATGGGCTGAGCTTGGTAAATGGCTTAAAAAATGTATCGTTGGACATTGGTTTGAATACAACAACGGTAAAGGTAACATGAACATTTACCACCCAGAACACAAAGAAGACTGGCGTTGTGATGGTCAAACATGTAGAGAGGAAAACACAGAATCATTTGCAGGACAGCACGCAGCAACCGCCACATCATTTTACATCTTTGATGAAGCCTCTGCAATACCAGATAAGATTTGGGAAGTAGCAGAAGGTGGTATGACAGACGGTGAACCTATGTGGTTTGCCTTTGGAAACCCCACACGTAACACTGGACGTTTCAGGGAGTGTTTCAGCAAATTCCGCAAGAGATGGTCAACTCGTTTCATTGATTCTCGTGATGTGCAGATCACCAACAAGAAGAAGCTGAAAGAGTGGGTTGATGATTATGGCGAAGACTCAGACTTTGTTAAAGTACGTGTACGTGGTGTATTCCCTCAACAATCTGTCAAACAGTTCATTTCAGATGATCTAGTCCAAGCAGCAAAAGGCAGACACTTACACAAACATCAATACGAGTTTGCACCAGTAGTGATAGGTGTTGATCCTGCATGGGAAGGTGATGACACTTTAGAGATTGTAATGCGTCAAGGCTTAGCATCACAGTTATTGCAGACTATTCCAAAGAATGACAATGATGTTGTGATTGCTGGTATTGTTGCAAACTATGAGGACAAATACAAAGCTGATGCAGTGTTTATTGATTTGGGTTATGGTACTGGAATTAAAAGCGCAGGTGAAGCGATGGGTAGGGATTGGATACTTGTGAGCTTTGCGGAAGCAAGTGCTACTCGTGGGTTTTTTAATAAGCGAGCTGAGATGTGGGGTTTAATGAAAAAATGGCTACAAGAAGGAGGAGCTATTGAAGATGACGATGAGTTATGCAATGATTTGATTGGCCCTGAAACTGTACCAAGATTAGAAGGCATGGTACAACTTGAGAAGAAAAGCGACATGAAGAAAAGAGGCATACCATCGCCAAATAAGGCAGATGCGTTAGCTTTAACCTTCGCCCATCCAGTAGCCAAGAAGACAGATGAATTAGGCACACACGATCATTGTGAGACCGATTATGACCCATTTGATAATTAAGGTGTTGCAAAAAATAATCGCTTGAGTAGAATTGTAATTGACGAGGACACAAAACTTGAATAATTGCAATTAAAACAAGGTAAATTATGTGTACACCTCCTACACCTCCTCCTCCTATTCCTACACCTCCTCCACCTCCTGTTGAAACTACTAACAAGGAAGTCTCTGAGGAATCAAGAAAAGCTAAAAGAGATCAACGTAATCAGGCTAAAAAGTCCTTTGGTCGTCAATCCACTATTCTCACTGGCCCATTGGGTGAAGAAGAACAAGCGAGAACTGCTGGGAAAACTGCATTAGGGGAATAATTATGAATCTAAATGCGGCACAATTCAAAAGGTATAAAGCTCGCATTTCAGGTCTTGACCAAGAATACAATAGCTTTGAAGCTCATCACAGAGAGTTAGCAGAGTACATCTTACCAAGACTTGGAAGATGGTTATTGTCCAAGACAAACGAGGGTGGCAAAAAAAATGGTAAGATCATTGATAACACTGGTAAGCTAGCTTTACGAGTTCTAGCCTCTGGTATGATGTCAGGTCTTACCTCACCTGCTCGTCCTTGGTTTAACTTAGAATCACCTAACCCAGAAGTCCAAGAGATGCAAAGCGTCAAGCTCTGGTTAGATACCGTTAAAAAAAGAATGAATGTGGTGCTAACACGTTCAAACATCTATGACGCATTACCAAAGATTTACGCTGAACTTATCCTATTTGGTCAAGGGCCAATAGCTTTATTTGAAGATTTTGAAGATGTCATTTTCGCACAAACATTTACTCAAGGTGAATACCGTATTGGTAACAACGCAAAGGGAGTAGTAAACACTTTCTCACGTTCTTACCGTAAAACAGTATCACAAGTTGTTGAGCAGTTTGGTATTGAGAATGTATCTGAAACTGTTAAGAGCTTGTACGATAAAGGCTCTTATGATGACTGGGTTGATCTTTACCATTTGGTAGAGCCTAACACTGGCCGTGATACAACTAAGCAAGATGCAAGAAATAAACCATTTCGCAACGTGTACTGGGAGCAAAGCTCAAGTAGTAAAGTATTAAAGTTTGGTGGCTTTGATGAGTTCCCTGTGTTCTGTCCTAGATGGAATCTTAACGATGGTGACGTTTACGCTTCTGATTGTCCAGGTATGGATGCACTAGGAGATGTAAAACAATTACAATTACACGAGAAGAAAGCCTCAAAGGCTGTTGAGAAGATGGTTGACCCTTCAATGGTTGCTGACCCATCACTAAGAAATAAACATAAATCACTTATGCCAGGTGGGGTAACTTACTCTGCTTACGTTAATGGTAAACCTGGCTTTCAATCTGCACATGATGTCAATTTAAGAATCAATGAATTAGAGGCTAAGTCTGCTCAAATAAGAGAGCGTATCAATAATGCTTTCTATGCTGATTTATTCTTAATGCTGTCTCAGTCAGACCGTAGGCAAATCACTGCAAGAGAAGTTGAAGAAAGACACGAAGAGAAATTACTAATGCTTGGCCCTGTGCTTGAGCGTTTGAACAAAGATTTGTTAGACCCACTTATTGCAAGAACGTTTAACATTATGTGGAGGCAAGGATTAATACCTGAGCCACCGCAAGAGATTCAAGGTATGGATGTAAAGGTTGAGTATGTGTCTATTCTACATCAGGCACAACGCTCAGTTGGAGTATCTAGTCTTGATCGCTTTATGGGCTTTGCTGGTAACATTATGCAAATGAATCCAGGTACGAGACATAAAGTGAACTTTGATGAAACCGTTGACCAGTATGGTTCAATGCTAGGCATCAACCCTGCTATTATTCGTAGTGATGACGAAGCCAACGAGTTAGCAGCTCAAGAAGCACAGGCAGCGCAAGCGCAAGCCGCAGCGGAAAGAGCTAAGACTATGGCTAGTGCAGCTAAGGATGTATCAGGAATTAAAGCAGATGACGACTCAATCGCTTCAAACATGGTTGAGAGTTTATCTACCAATTTACCAACATAATTAACAATTATTAACAAATTTGAAGAGGTAAAGAAAGTGAATTTTATAGGTAAATTATTTGGCACAGAAAAAGCCCTAAATACGGTGATTAGTTCCGTTAAAAATGGTTTGGATTCTTTGGTATATACAGAAGAAGAAAAAGCTACATTGGCGGCTAAAGACAGATCAGAGGCAAGATCAATGGTCATACGATGGATGGAAGCCACGCAGGGACAGAATTTAGCCAGAAGATTTATTGCTCTTATGATTACTGTCATATGGTTAATTCAGTATTTAGTAGCAATGATTTTGGGCATTGTTTCCGTATGGGTAGATGATTCAGAAAAACTTAATAATTCAGCAACATTAATAGGAGAATATGCGGAAAGCATGAATGGAGCAATGATGTTAATATTAGCTTTTTATTTTGCAGCTCCACATATGGGATCAATAGTTGGTGGAGCATTAACTAAGTTTGGTAAAACGCCAACAGTAAAAAATAACTAATTTTTATAGATAAGATTATGAAAAACAGAAAAGAACGAAGAGCAACCAAATCTAAAGAGGTTAAGGTTGAAAATAAGAAACCTGCTATTGAGCAGAATGATTACAGCAAAATCAGAGTATTGGTAGCAGTACCAAGCACTGATAGTGTTTGTGCTGATTTCGCTATGTCACTGGCAGCTCTATCAAACCATAACACAAGTGTACGCTTGAGAATGGCATTGAATAACTACAAGACAGTTGACATTGCACACTCAAGAAACATGCAGGTTGCAGAAGCACAAAAGATTAAAGCTACTCACATTCTTTTCATGGATAGTGACATGGTTTGTCCACCTTGGGCTTGCCAAAGATTGGTTGATGTATCATTGAAGTATAAGCATGACATTGTGGGTTTAACTGTTGCAAGAAGAAACTACCCATACACTCAAGTATCTAAAGACACAGAAGGCAAGACCTTCAAGATTGACATGCTTGAGGAAAGAAACCTTGAAGAAGCTAGTGAGATGGGTACTGGTATGGTATTAATTAACATGGATGTATTCAATAAAGTTGAGTTCCCATACTTTGAGCCATACTACAAGAAGGGTAAGAACGGCAAACCTGATCCATTAGGAAGAGTTGGTGAAGATGTTTCATTCTTTGAGAAGGCTAGAGAAGCAGGTTACAAAACTATGATTGACATACCTTTATCAAAAGACACCGCACACATTGGACAAATTAAGTACGATTACACCAGTGAAGATTTCTTTGCTGATGCTATTGAGTTACGTAAACAAAGAGCGCAAGAGGCTATAAATGAAAAGAATAAAGAAATTAAGGAGGCTAAAGATGAAAAAGGAGAATAAACAAAAAAGAAAAGCCTATGTTCAACGCTTAAC